TTACTTAGGCTCACTGTTTCTGTGGCTACCTTCCTACTGCTTTACTGGTGGTTGCTGTGAGTAAACTGTCAAAGCGTAGCATACGTCCTGATATGTTAAAATGGGGCCGGAAGGGTGAAGAAGAGTTTAAGGCGTTTCTTGACCGAAATGACTTTAGCTATAGCTGGGACGACACGTATGAATATGACTTTCTAGTGTCCGGTACTTCTGATTTCAAAGTTGACGTAAAGACTACTGTACGTGGGACTGATCCGAGAGACTATTACGATTTCAATATTCCCGCTTACTCAATAGATAGAAAAGTAACAGATATTTACGTCTTTTGCCACATAAACAAGAAAGACCCTTCTGTAGAGCTGATAGGCTGGCTTCCGTCTGACGAGTTCTTAAACCATCCAGAACTGATTTACAAAGATTCAGGCGATACACTTACTTACGCAGGAACAGCAGTTACTGAGCCTTTACGTTCATTACAATACAAACATCTGCACGATATGTCAGCCTTTAGGAACTTGCTATGAAGCATCTTGTAATACCAGACACACAGGTAAAGCCGGGACACCCGATAGACCATCTGGAGTGGGCGGGGAAGTACGCTGTGGACAAGAAGCCTGATGTGATAATCCACTTAGGAGACCACTGGGATATGCCGTCTCTGTCCACCTACGATGTTGGTAAGAAGTCCTTTGAAGGCAGAAGGTACGCCCACGACATACAGGCAGGGTTAGCAGGAATGGAAGCGTTCATGAAGCCCATCAAGAAGGAGCAGAAGCGACTGAAGAAGGGTAAGCGTAAGCTATGGAATCCGCGCATGGTGTTCTGTTTAGGCAATCATGAATACAGAATAGAAAGGGCGGTAGAATCAGACCCTAAACTGGAAGGGCTACTAAGCTATGATGATTTCGAGCTTGAAGAGATGGGTTGGGAAGTGTATGATTTTCTTCAGCCAGTTATTATTGATGGCGTTGTATATAGTCATTATTTTACTAGTGGTGTTATGGGCCGTCCTGTATCATCTGCTCCAGCGTTGTCTAAAAAGGCTATGTCATGTGTTATGGGTCATGTTCAGGACAGACAGATATACATCCACCCCAGAAGACCCGATGGGAAAGCACTAACAAGTATCTTTGCAGGTATCTTCTACCAACACGATGAGGACTACCTAAACCCACAGACAAATGGCTCGTGGTCAGGTATTTGGATGTTTCACGATGTGGCTGATGGGGAATTTGATTTTGTCCCTCTACCTATGAATTACTTGAGGAAGAAATACGGTGAAAGTTAAATCAGACAAGGTAGCAGCAGGTTGCCTGACGAATAGTAAAGAGTACGCAATTCTAAGTAAAGGTGACAGAGATGCTGTCATCATAAATGACTTAGGCAAGCAGTGGATCATCAAACTGGAAGGAGCTTGTCCTAACCTACAACCGAATGGTAGCTGGACTATCATCAAAGATAGCATAGACGATGCTACAGAAGAAGAGTGGGCTGAAGTAGGTAAGAAGCTACGAGATGAATCTTCTGACAAAGAAGTTGACAGTCCAGCACATTATAATACTGGAGCTGTCGAGTGTATCGAGGCTATAAACGCGACACTAAGCACTGAGGAATTTCGTGGCTATTGTAGAGGAAATGCGTTTAAGTATTTGTGGCGATGTATGTATAAAGGAAAGACAAAACAAGATTTAGAAAAATGCCGTTGGTATCTTGACAAGCTGATTAACAGTCTGTAATATTGATACTGTCTCAATGTGAGACATCAACTTAAACTTAAAATTTCTCTTTTTGTTTTAGTGTTTTATCTGTCCTTAAGGCCGTCTAGTTAGATAAGTTAGTCCTCGTCTAGCTAGGCGGTTTTTTTATCTCCCTTCATTCAAGTAAGTTTTTTCTAAGTCAGCAAACTCATTAGGGTACTTTTCAGCAAACCTCTCCAAAGTACCGTTATCTCTCATTGCTTTGTATATTCTAATTTTTACTTGAGGAGATGCGTTACTAATTTGAGTTCTCTCTTTTTCTTCCTGCGCTACAATGTTTCCTCCTGCTACCGCACCAGCACCTCCGCTAGAACTAACTTGTCTTGATCTTTCAACTGCCGAGCTTAACCATTCTTGAAGAGCTGTTTGTCCAAAAAGAAGTCTTTGCGCTCTTTGTGTAGACAGACCAGAACCTACCGCAATCCCTCCTAAAATACTTTGAAAAGCACTTAAAGCAAGAGTAGCAATAACAGACTCTGACCCTCTAGCCAGTCCAGAACCTTGCGGTATAGTTGGGAATAGTGCTGTTATATTTTCTTGAAAAGTAGTTAGGTTTGCCAACTCTTCATCAAGAGCTTTAAGTTCACTTTCTAATTTTAAAACTCCTTCTCTATTTGCCCTTGAAAGGTCTGCTGTTAGCCTTACTTTTTCTTTTGCTTTTATCTCTTGAATTTCAGCAGCTATTCTTTTCTTTTCTTGTAGAGCATAAGCGCGAGCTTGTACTGCCATCTCTTCTACTTGTCTTACAGTGCTGTTCTTTATAGCTTCTGCGCCATCCTGCACACCTTTATTTGCCGCTGTAATAGTGTCTTCATTAATTTTAGCTTCTTTGGCAAAAGGCGTTTGGTCACTAGCTGCTTTTCTTGGATTTATTTGTTGGGAAGCCTCTCTCCAATTTGTTGGAGTAAAAGAGCCTCTATTTTGCACAGTAGCATTAGTTACAGCTCTTTCAAGATACAGCTTCTGCTCCCACTTCGCTTTATGGTCAGCAAACACTTTCATTTTCTGAAGAACTGCTGGTAATTGGTTGTCTATACCAGCATCTATTACGTCCTTCAAACTTAACAAAATATGAGCTTGAAGGAAATCATTTGCTTTTCCTGCTTTGTAACTGCTGCTTACAAGCTCAGAAATAGAGTTTCTCAGTACCGCTAAGTCAGCTCCTTTTATAAACCCGCTTGAATCTGAAAACTGAAATATAAAGTTGTTTATAGCATCTGCCACTTGAGTGATAATCGCGTCACGATTACCCAAACCTAACACAGAAGGATGATCTTTGATTAAAGCTGCATAGACATCATCAGCCAATGTATCTCCGTTAAACTTAAACTTGTTATTGTCTATAAAAGCAAAGCCGTATTGTTTCCAAGCATCTCTTAATTTAACAAGAGCTTCTGCATTTTTCCCCAAGCTAAGAAGTTCACTAATCTCTTCCCTTAGTTTAACTGGGAAGGTCTCTGGGATAGATGCCAGCCACATTTGCGCCCTGAACGCTTGCTCTGTGCGCATTACTATTTCATCAGCTTGATTTGTTAGTTGCTGTATTTTTAGTGGTTCTTGCGCCCTTGTAGAAGTTTGTACTTTTCGGTTTGCTTCTTCTGTTGTTAGTTTATTGTCTGCTGCTCGGTTCTTTCTAGTGTTTACTAATCTTTGTGTTTCAAGTTTTGCTTTCTCAGCTAAACGCTTTGCTAACTGCTTAGACAAAGCTCTAGTTCTTTCTAAGTTGCCTCTAAAGTTCTCAACTTTTTCCATAGCAGGTGTAAGCCACCTTTGTGCTTGTCTGTCCATCATACTTCGAGATATATAGGCTTTGCTTACGAAATTTCTGTAAATCCAATCTACAGCTTTTCCGTACGTCCCTTCTGGTGTTGTCAGAGTAGCTGGGACAAAGTCTTTTCCCTTTCCTAAAGTCTGAGTATTTCTCCTTTTTGACACAAAACCTGCAATACCGGGAAAAATGGCAGCCAAAGGAGCTAACGCAACGCCCCAAGCAGCTCCTGTTTTAGCTCCTTCTGTACTGTCTCCTCCTAATTGTGTTGTCCCTGCTCCGTAGATAGCTCCTCCAATACCTCCCATTACAGCAGCTTCTCCGGTAGCCTGTAATACCCTACGTCCAGTAGACACAGGAGCAGCAGCTCTTTCAATACCAGCTAACTGAGGAACACGCTGTTCCATTTGTTGCAAAGCTCTTTGCGTTCTTGTTAGTCCGATACCCGTTACAGATTTAAGTTTATCTGCGCCAGTAGCGAATGCTTGCAGTGCTTTTGTCGCGCCCATCTTAATAGCAAAATTAGCAGGGGAAACAATACCACCAACAAGCTGAAGACTAAAATTGGCATAAGGATGGTCTTCTGCAAATATCCTTCTATCCTCTTCTAAGTCAACCATTGTCTCGTTGTAAATATCATCCCACGATCTATTAGAGTCATCTAACACACTTGTGGCTAATGCAGACACTCCAGCAAATATCTCATCTGAAAAACCAAAAGTTAGACCATCGGCAACAGCTCTCGCTACCATAGTAGGGTCTTCGTACCAAGTCGATTCTGTTGTAGGTAAGCCAGCAGCTTGGTCAATAGCAAGAGGAGTAGCTGAAAGAATGCTCTCATTAGCAGTCACCAAAGGAACTGCACGATTTACTACTTCTCTATCTATTTTTAGCTGACCGCGTTGGAGTTGCTGGGCCACTTCAGGGCTTACATTACTTCCGTCAAAGGGCACAGAAGCGTCTTCTCTAGGCAAAGGCATTTCTGTTACGGAAGATGAAGAACGGCTGCTTCCTTCAAACGGGGCGGGAGTAACAGAGCCTGTCTCTCTCGTCTGCTCAGAAGCACTCGCTTGTGCGCTGGCCCCTACGCTAACCATAGGCACAGCTCTAGCTACAACAGCTTTGTCTATTTTAATAGCCATTAATTATTACTCCCAAAAGGCATGGGTACGACCTCAGAAGACGGTGTAGGAGTGAATGGTACATTGCTCCGCTGTTGTGGAGCAGGAGGCGCAGGAGGCTGAGGAGGCGTCTCCATAGCTGTAAGACCATCACGAATACTAGGTGTTCCTATAACGTCATAATGAACACCTTTCTCTTGATCGAGCACTATAAACTGATTACCTGTAACTGGGTCAACCATGACTGAGGTAGCATAAGCAGGGTTACTTGTATCCACGTAAGGATATAAGCCTTGATTCATTCTTGTTACGTTCATAAGATGGAACTTAATCTTTTCTAGTCCGGGCCTCCAAACATCTCTGTTACCGTTATCAGGTAAAGAAGCGATAGCTGACTGCAAAGCCTCAAATTCTTTTATCTGAACACTGCCAAGACCTGTACCCTCTCCTCCCAGCTCCGCACTGACAGCTTTTAGTTCTTCTATCTTGTTGAGAGCTTCGTCAGATTTTAATGATGTTAATAGAGAATTGAACCTTATTTGGTCTTGACTGAGGTTTGCTAGAGCAGGAAGGTTGCTGGTCAAAGTAAAAAACCCACCTAACTGATAAGTGCCACTTGCATCGTTGACCATATTTAAGGCGTTCTGCACAGTATCCAACTCATTGGCAGCTCCACCAATTATCTGCTGTCTCTGCAAACCCTCTTTCATAGTCTTATCAAGTATCGCAGCAGGAGTTGTTACATCACCTTCAAAATACTCATTTACACCTTCAATAGTGGTGACATATCCAGCCTGTATAGCTCTTAACAGACGCTCTCCATCAGGATTCCCGCTTTCTTGCCCGATATAGTTTCTTTCTATCGCGTGTTCGAGCAAAGGTTGAGGATTAACTGGTTTTTCTGCTTGCGGTGTACCGCCTAAACCAGAAGAAACTTTAGATAAATCATCGCCTACTTTTATTGCTTTCAACTTATCTGGCTTGTTCCATTGGTTGTCATAAAAGAGGTTTCCATCTTTGTCGGTAGGAAGGGCTAGTATAGACCTCTCTCCGGGTGCTGTTTCAATACTGTAGTTAGAAGTTTCGGCTTCTCCGCCCGGAGCAAGTCTTTCTCTGATAGCTTCTAAATCTTCATAAGTAGAAGCTGTTCTTATTTGCGCAACATCTCTAGGATCAGTTGCAGTCTGTAACAAAGAATTTTGAAGATTAGTATAGTTCATTGCTTTGTACGCTTCTTCTTGTTCTTTTTTCTGTAATTCTGTAGCACTTGTAATAAGCTGAAGATACTGTTGAGACAACCCAGCTTGCTGTGCTAATTTAGCAGCCTGAAATTGTCCTGCTGAAGTGTTCATACTAACCCCAGCTTGTGCTAACTGATCGTTAATCTTTTCAATAGGACTTCTGACATCAACACCAAACATACCAGCTAAGTTTCTTTTTTGCTGGGACGCAGCAGGAGCTACAGCAGTCATGCCTGCAATGCCGCCTAAGAGGCTTTGTCCCACTGCTTGTTGAGACTGTGGTTGTTGCTGTTGAGCAGCACCAGCAGAGCTTCCGGGTCTTAGCTTTAAAAGCGGGTCTATGGCTCCAAGTAAATTAGGTCTAGCCATGTTAAATATCTCCTACGTTTGATAAGTCAATTTGACTATAATCAACTTTGTAATAACCGTTATCAGATAACAAAACAGCTTCAGGCATCGTCTTCATAACCTCTTGCGCCAACACTCCAAACTCAGGATTATTACCCGCTATCTCTTTACCTTTTTCATTCCACTTCCAAGTGTATAAACCAATATCTTTATTTACTTGTCCCACTTTTCTAATGTTTTCTTTTAAACGCATATCAGAAGGCAGCTTACTAAGCGCGTTACCGAGAAGGCCAAGACCCTGTCCTACAACACCTGTGAAAAGACTATTCGCTCCACCACCAAAAACATCTTTTAAAAGTCCTTCTAAATACAGTCTTTCAGTTGCTGCTGCGTTTGATTCTCCACCTAACAATGCTTCAAGACCACTCATCCCAAGCTCTCCCTGAGTAACTACACCTTGTAGCCCAGCTCTACCTGCAATATCAGACAAACTAACAGCAGGTTGTAACAACTGAAGAGCCTGTTGTTGTGGTAAGAAAGCAGCTTGTACACCGCCAAGTCCTAACTCAGCCTGAAGTGCCTGTTGCTGTCCACCAAGACCAAGAGCCTGTGATATAAGACCTGCTTCTTGTCCTCTTTCGGTAAAGGCTTGCTGTCTTGCCATCAAAGCGTCAGCAGCTTGTTGTTCTTGTATTGCTTTCTCCATAGCAAACTGCTCCGGAGTGCCTCCGAACATATCTGTTCTAACGCCAGTGCGCCCTTGACCAAACAGACGCTCTTCTAAAGCAAGTCTCTGACGTTCCTGTTCAGGCTGTCTAAGAGCCTGTAACTGACTAAAGATGTCCTGCTGTGCGCCTCCAAGTCCCTGACCTAACAGCATACCTTGAATACGCTCTTGCTCTGCCTGAAGTGTTCCCGGCCCAATAGCACCAACTAACTGCTGTGCGCCACTACGAGCTAGAGCTTTTAAATCAGCTTGCTGAGACTCTGGCATAGTGACCGTCAAGCCACCTTCCTGACCAACAGAGATACCCGGCCCAAGACCTGTGCTGACAGTAAAAGGCTTGAATGTGCCAGCAGCAGCAGTAGACAAATCCGCACCTAATTTTTGCGCTGTATCGTAGGCAGTCTGACCGATAGCCCTTTGATCTTTTGCTAACTTTTCAGCTAGTTTGTACTCGGCTGCTAATTCAGCACCACCGCCTATTACGTCTTGCCATGCCATCTGTATTACCTCTTTAAATTAGTCTGCCCAGTAGAGCAAGAATATCTATCTTCTGAATTGAAAACGGTGCGTCATTCACGGTAGCTTCTATACCTACAGTTACCACAGTGCCGTTACCTGTTCCGTTAAAGCCGTTAGTGTTAATAATAATACTAGCTGAATACTCTGCATCTGCTGTGTTGTACTCTGACAACCCGTACTCAGCTATCTTCTTGTCAGCAAATGTAAAAGTCTCTTTGGTGTAAGAGGAACTGTAATCGTATCCCCAGTTAAGTACAGCCTGAGTGTTCTGCCCACCAATAATAGTAAGAGTAAACTTCTTTAAGAACTTTAAGTTGGCAGCATTGCCAAAGTCTAGTGGATTACTAAAGTAACTCAGCGTGTACTGTGCGCCATCATCGTTATAGCCTTCGTACTTGGTTATCCCTGTAGCGTGTCCAAAGTATATTGTTCCATCTTCTAGCCTGTGGAAACACAGAGGGTCTATCTGACTCCATGTAGTAACCCTGTAACTACTATCTTCTAACGGGCTTCTTATATCAAAGCAATACACAATGTTCTGTGATGGGAAGTTAAGCAGGTAAAAAGCATTCTCCTGACTGTAGACAGACTTAATGTTTCCTGTCTCACCAGCCAGTGTGGTTGTTAAATCGTTCCTGACATTCCTACTAATATCTCTAAGAGGTGCAGACTTCTCCTGTATTGTCCTAGCTAAAGACCTAACACCCGTAGAGCTAAGGAACACTAAGTCAGTACCTACGTTCTGTACTGTATCTCTAGCGACACAGCCTATGTTGCCTACGGTATCAGCTAACACCATAGAGGCAGGACTTGTAGCTCCTTCGTAGATAAGGATGGAGTTCCTTCCGAATATCACTAGGAGGCCATTATGGGCTGCTAGAGCCGTTATCTCATCGTACCCGTTAGGCCAGTGCTTGGTAACGTCTAACGAGCCTGTAGAGCCACCAGAGAAGCCTGAGCCGTTAAGCAAATCAGACCAGTAAACAGTGGACTTGTCAGTTTCAAAGTCAGCTATCCATATTCTACCATAAGCAGCCAGTATCTCATTGCCTTCTGGCGGTGTACCTGTAGCGTGTGCATGGTCAGACATAACTTCTACTGCACCAACATGGTCTGAGTAGATTAAAGGTTCGTAGCCACGCTGTACCATGTAGGTGTGGTCATTAAAGTTGACTGCCTTCCAGTTGTTAGCTGTTATAGTATAAGCAGCAGGAGTAGCGTCTACTAATGTAGTAGTCCCTGTGAATATCTTGTTGTTACCAGCAGACAAAACAACTACATTACCATCAGAGTCTCTGTACTCATGTATCATCTCTAAGCCAACACTAGAACCAAGAACAGAAGCACCGTTAGTGGTCACTTCTGTATAGCCTTGTCTAGCTCCTACACGCCCGTATTGGTCAATCACACAGTTGTCTGCGATAGACGCAAAGGACGGATTAAGTCCTATGGGCGAGTCCTGTGTGTTGATACCAAAGAAGCCGGGAGCTGCAATGGTAATGTTCTGTAGCTGTTGTGCCATTAAACGGCTCTCCACTCAGTTTCGTGTGGGAAGTGTCCTGCGTCCAAAGCTATAGCATCTGACAGTGAAGTGTTAGCTATAGCAAAGTATTCCTGTGTAGATGTACCGCCTGTTTCTCCACGCTCTCTCACAGCCATTGCAACAGCTAAGTGAATGATAGGACTGGGCGGTAGTATGCAAGTAGTAGCGTCTGCTTCTAGCTTAGGCTCACGACTAACTAAGTCAAACCGTAAAGAGTACACACCGTTAGGAGTAGGGTACACTTCTATAGTACGATCATCGTTAGCGTCAACACCTGAAAACACAAAGTACAAAGGAGAACCTGTAGCTACCTCTGAGATAAATTGTCTTTCGTTAAAGCGTCCTCTTGAGTCCTGTACCATTCGTAAGTTGTTAGTGTCGTTAATAGCATCTAAGAGTTTGTCTTTAATACCAGAGTCTGTCAGGGTATAGGTATAGTCGTCTGCTGTTGTA